TTCTTGGTGATCTGCACCAAGTCGGTTGGTTATGGCACTGTCAATACCAGTTCTTGATGCCATTTAGATGACCTCAATACATGAAAAAGATATTCCGTATGTTGATGCTCGGTCTGCTGACCATTCCACCTCGTTATCAACAAGTCGGAACAATCCTTTTGGATTATTAAAAATTACATAATTACCATCAGCTAAGTCTGATCTTAGCTTTGGCTCTGTCTTAACTGAGTAAAAATCTTTACCTGAGTCTGATGTAGCTGTTGCATCTTCTACAACCATTAAATACTGTGAAGGCGTTCCTGACTCACTTGCACTTGATATGACACCTAAGTAATCCCCCTGCTTAATCGTGCCACTAGCACCGTTAGATGAAGCGAGAAGCGACAATCCTGTTGCACCCTTGACGTTCTGTCTTACTTTACAACTTGCAGTGCTTGATTCTGTGGTAAGTGTGCTATCTACTACCACAACAGTTGCAGAAGTCTTTGTTGTTATCTTATGTGTGCCATTATTAGCATCATTGGTTGCACCTGTTACGTGTATAAAATCACCTGCTCTTGCACTTCCAAATGTAGATGCACCTGCTGTTATGGTGCTACCACTAAAAGATAAAGTCACACTTGTATTGTTTACTCTTTTATCGCCTTCAAGATAATTTGTACTGTATGTACCTGTATTTGTAAGTGCATCAGGATCAGCAAACTTAAAATGATTTGTTGTGCCTTTAAGTTCTAATAAAAATGATTGCCAATTTTTAGCAACTGCTCTTTTCATAGGTGGCAAGGTAACGTCAGCTACCCAATAAACACCATCAAATTCTTGAGTTTTAGTTTGACCAGTAAAAGGTGATACTGTTGTTCCTATTGTTCTAACCAAACGAAAACTACTTCTAGTGAAGTTAGGTGTGGTTGGCATTGTAATTATTCTAGCCACGTCTTAATCCTCTTGCGTATGCACCACCTCGCATTGCTGATTCTAATACTGCACCTTTTGTTACATCAGCTATTTGAGGTAGCATCTTGGTTACTTCTGCTCTTACAGTCGGTACAACACCTGTAGCAAAATTCAATGATTGATTTACTACTATAGGTTGACCACCACCTAGAGCATTTTGTGTATTCATATTGTTCATAATAGTGCCACCTGTATTTGGTATAAATAACTCAGCACCACGTTCACCAACAAGTGTTGGTACACCTGCTTGAACTCTACCACCACCTGCTTTTCCAAATTTGAGTGTAGTTAGAGCATCATCTCCTGTTAAATTAAATATGCTATTCAATAAAGTATTGACTACAGTTAATTGCATAAATGTTGTAATGATTTGTGATACCAAAGACTTAGCAAAATCTTTAAAACCTTCTAGTGCATTTTGACCATTCATAAGAGCGTCTACAAATTCACCAGTAAATGCTTGTGATGATTCAATCAGAGCAGGTTTCATATCATCAAATGCCTTTGTCATAGAGATTAGACTATCTGTAGTTTCTTCTATGTTTTGATTTGCTTTTGGGTCAATAGTTCCAACAATAGTGTTTTCATCTTTATCATCAGAAGGTTTAGGTATAAACGGACCAGTACCCTCCATGATCTTTGCTTTTATTCTGTCAATGTTGGCAATAGTTTCATCTACAGGGACTTTAAAGAAATTACCAAAAAATCCTTCATTAAAACCTTCTTGTAATCCTAAAATAAACTCATGCACTTTAAGATCAAACTTATCTATAGCTAAACCTATAGCATCAAATGTTTCACCAATCTTTTTAAATGCAGCATCAAGAAGTTGTACTGCACCTGCAACGACATCTACAGCAACTTTAAGTGTTTTGCCTAAAACATCAGCTAAACCACCCTCACCTGCACTAGAAACAACATCTTGAAATACATTCGCTAGATTGGTCATGGCTTCTGTTAAACCTGCTTCACCTATTTCATTAGCAAATATACTAGCCTTATCTTTTAAGTTTGAAAAAGAACCTGACATTGTTGCAAGTCTTTCTTGTAAAGCTGTTGGGAATCTCGTTTCACCAAGATTCCTTATAAATTCACCGATAGCTTCACCAGTTTTTTCAACAGTGGTGGTCTGACCTTCAAAAGTAAATTCAACCTCATCGCCCATTTGTTTGGCTTTTATACCAAACTGTTTAAGCATTTCCATCTCGCCTGTGGTCGCATTAAATGTGGCTTGTGCTAATTGGGTAATATCCTTACCCATACCTGCTGCTAAATTACCAAAAGCTGTTAATGTTTCACCAGTAGGCTCAATACCTGCTTGAAAAAATCTAATAAAACCTTCTGTAACATTTTGTAATTGGAATGGGGTCGTGCTAGTGAAATCTGTAATAGTTTTCATAGCAAGTGCAGCATTTTCAGAAGAGCCTGTAACTGCTCTCATGGTAGCTTCTAAATCCTCAAAGGTACGTGCTGTATTAACTACGCCCTTGCCAAGTTGCACGACACCAATAGCTGCAAATACTTTTGCTAAACTTTTGAAACCAGTTAATGAGTTTCCAACTACTTTATTGGTATTTCTTAATTTTGAATTTACTTCATCTAAGCCTTTTCTAAGATTCTTAGTTTCAGCACGGATTTCTACTATTAGTTGTTCAACTGGTGTAGCCATTAGTCAGGGTACAACTCCATAAGGTTTTGTAATTCATCTTGAGTCATAGGTTGATTGTTTTCTACCCCATTAAATTCTTGGAATCCATGTATGGCAGCGTGGATTTCAATAGGGCTTGAGTTCCAAAACTCTGTTGGTTGCATACCTATCATGCCTATACATATCTCCATGTATCTTTTAATAGGTAATCTATCATCAACCTTTACTCCTTTTTTTCAGACACCCCCTTATCTTCTTCGTCTGAATCAATAAGAGTTGCAGTTAGTAGTTTTGCTACTGCCTGTGTAGAACTGACTATGCCTACATCACCAACAATACTACCAACTTTTTTGATATCAAAATCATTACCACCACCTCTTAAAGCATATAAGAGGACTTGGATAATATCCTGAACACGTATATCTCCGTCTGACATACGTTGTGCTAACTTGATAATACCCATACCTGTTGCAGTTTCTATCTGCATAAGGGAATCAACTGTTAGCCTTGTTTTATATTCTTGATCTCCAAGAGTTAGATTAATCTCGCCCTTTAATGGGTTTGTCATCTGACTTCTCCTTCTTTGGACTTGCCATTGCAAGTTTTATTTTTAATCTATCATCTCTCTCGTCTAATTCAAAAGATGACACCTTGTAAGACTTACCATCAATATTGATGCTTTCGCCTAATTCAATTACATTTGGCATTTCTAAATCTGTACCGTTCATATCAGCAACAACTTTGTCTTTACCGACACTTACGTTGACTTTATTCCAAGCCATTAGACAGTTGCGAATGTAATTGCACCTGATGATTCAAGTGTTACAGAATAAGTAACTTCTCCGTTGAACTCACCTGCATATTCTAATGAAGCACACATAAAAGCACCTGTATAAGTACCAAAATCAGGAATTATGAGTTGAAAGTTTGTAAAACTTGATGCGTTCATAGTTCCTTTTAGTGTTGTTTCACTAGCTGCATCAGTAAATACACCACTGCCTGAAATAGACATTGAGTGAATACCACCATCTGCAAGTAGTTCTCTATTACCTGATGAATCTTTGTTGGTTACGTCAACAGCTTCATCATTTAAAGTAATTGAAGTTGATCTTAGTCCACCTATAGTTGTAAAGGTTTCAGGCGAACCCCCATTTCCGACTTTGAGCAGGAGTGCTGCTCCTTTTTGTGCTGCCATATTATTCTCCTATGTTTAGCTAGTACCTAATATAATTGCACGAAATCGCATGACTCCATGTCTTGTCACCCCATCTGGGTCTATCATTATATCACTGAACTCAAATCTAAGGTTTATAAGATTAAATCCTGTGACATTTAAACTAACATCATGCAATAAAGTATGAATTCTGTCCATAATATTCTTGGTTTCCTTACTACCTTTATATTGTGACCAAACGTGTATATTTATGGTAGTTTCACCACCATCAACATCTTTTGTGCTGTAGTCAATAGTGCTTTCTTCACCAATTACTACTAATGGGTATGTATCTCCTAGCAATGGCTCATCAACGACAGTTGCACCGTTAGTACTTGTTAAGGTGTTATCTGTATTTAAACGTGAAAAAATAGCACTTTGTAATGCAAATTGTCCTAGACTCATGTTATTACACCTTCATCTTTGAATATTTTTGTAATTCTTCTTCTATTTAAGTTTAATGCAGGTTGCATAAATGGTCTTGCCATCATTTGTGTTGTACCGAACTCTAAGTGCTTGGAATATGGTGCTGCAGACACTATTTGACCAATAACAGAACCATCAGGCATAGTTTTTACGTTGCTTGTGACTTGTGATGCTAGAAATCCTGTATCACTTGCAGGTGGCTCACCTGCTACTGATGCTTGGTGTGTTCTACGTGGTTGATACTTTTCATATATACGACCAGTACCACCCTTCAATATTGATTGCACAGCATGGGTTCTTACTACTAATGTACCTCTTGTGACTGCACGTTTTGAGTTTTCTACAGGGTTTGCTTGTAATCTTTTTGCAAGTCTTTTTTGGAATTTGTTGAAGTTTTTAAAACCCATTAGATCGCTTCTCCTTCTGTGCATTGAAGCACCCAATATCTATCCCTTTCGTCAATATTTCTAGCAACCTTAATATTAAAGTTACGTGATTCGTATTGTATGCGGTAATCTGTGCCTAGATCGTCCCTGTAGCGTATTGTAATCTCATGTGTGACACTTTCTTGCACCTTCCCTTGTCTGTACTTCTCCGAGCCTGAAACTGGCTTTATATCTGCCCACAGTTCTTTTAAGGTTGTATAGGTTTGGGATACACCACCCCCTGCATCACGTGTTGAGGTTGGCTTTTGCAACTTTACCTTGTGTCGCATCCTGCCAATACTGGTAGCCATTA